TTCAAGTAAATCGATGAACAAAAGTCAACGTGGAGGCGGCAGTTGGCGACGATTCGAAAAATTATCTCAGGTCATAAATCAAGGAACAACGGCCTTCGCTTCGAAGCAATCCTTCTTCACTCAGCCTTTCGCGGCGGATGGACTGGGATGAAGTTGCCCGAAGGCGGCAAACAGGTTCACAAAAAGTTCATCAGAGTACCAGTTCAGTTCGACTTCATCTTTGCAAAGCAAGGAACCGTGATCTTCGCCGATGCCAAGACTACAATCGCAAGCAGCTATGCGCACAGCCAGATCACAAGACACCAGGTGGATGAGCTCCTGCGGCTAGAGAAAGCCGGAACAATCGCAGGATACATAATCAACTTCGAAACAAAGAACGAGGTCCGGTTCTACTCAGCCAGCCAGCTCGATCAGCTCAAGCGCGGGGAGTCGCTCAACGACCAGTCAGGCATCCTGCTTGGGTCATCAACAAACATAGACTTAGGGCAGATAGTTAAAGTAAATTCTATGGCCATGTGCAGCACGAACGGAAAGTAAATGGGTGGAAGGGCTGGGACATACTTATCGCTACCTACGCTTACGACCAAAGCAGACTATGATTCAAAGCGGCGCAAGCGGTTGGCCGAAAGAAGAAGCGATCCATTATTCCATGAGTATCTAAGATCAACCACACGGAGGATGTCTACCGGCGATAGCTTAACGGATATTCGTGAGTACATTGGTTTGTCGGACAGCAAGAACGATCTGCTATGGGATGACCTCATGTACACCATCGGTGAAACGATGATGAATCCCATGAACCTAGTGCTTGAGTGGAGTGTGCGGCAGCAAACTAGGTACAAAATGGCCATTGATCTTTACAACAGAAACAAAGAAGCTAACGACAGGGATGGGATGGCTAAGGCCATTCTAACGCTATCGAAGATTGATGAGAACGCGCTGGAGCTACACAAGGCCCTCGGGCTCATCAAGCCAATTCATTTCGAGGATGGTTCGGAGGGGATAAGCGACGATGACGTCAACGATGCAGAACGAAGACTCAACTCTATCGTCGAGGAGAGAATCAAGAGTAAACTCTTTGCTGGACGAGAAGCTCAACAACCAGAATCCGTTCTACTTCTCGATGAGCTTGAATCTGGACAGTCGTCCGATCAATTGGAACCAGCTCCATTGGCTAAAAACCCCGCTGTTTGATCTACATAAAGACATTCGCATCCGCAAAGCATCGCAGATGGGAGCATCTACCTACTGCCTAATCAGGTCCTTCTGGATGGCAAAGACTAAGATGACCCCGCGTGGAATCATCTACTGGTTGCCAACATCAGAGTCAGTCTCGGACTTCGTTAACACTAAGATCAATCCATTCATTAACGAGAACGATGAGCTTGCAATGGCAAAAGAAGAGGACAGGCTCCGGTCAACAGATAACCAAGGCCTTCGCTTTATGTGGGGCACTCCAATCTTCGTTCGAGGACTCAAGTCAAAGACTCAAGTGAAATCAATCTCGGCAGACGCCGCAATCTACGACGAGTTCGACGAGGCTGATCCTGGCCAGGTGGCGCAAGCTCGCAAGCGGCTATCAGCAAGCTCCGTTCGAATCAGCATCGACCTTTCAACTCCAACGCTACCTGACTATGGGATAGACCAGAGGTTTCAGGAAACGGATCAGCGCCATTATGCTTTCAAGTGCCAGCACTGTTCTGCGTGGAACATACTAGAGGAGAACTGGCCGAACACTTTCGAGCAAGACAAGGACGGAAACTACTACCCAGCTTGCAAGAAGTGTAAGCGGCACCTGGACCTATCTAATGGCCAGTGGGTGGCAAAGCAAAAGAGCTGGTGCAGGGGATATCACATCAGCCAGCTTTACAGCCCGTTCGTTTCACCAAACGAGATCATGCACGAGTATCAAAACACGGAGTTCATGGGGCACTTCTACAACCACGTCCTTGGAATGCCATACCTGGCCGCAACGGACAGGGTTACCCAAGAACACATAAGAAGCCTCTGTGATCCGATGTTCTCAATGCCATCTATATATGGAAAGCCAACGGCCATGGGGATTGACGTTGGATCAACACTTCACTGCGTGATCGTAGATATCCACAAGCCACACAGAGTTATCCACATCAACACTTATAAGACATTCGAGGAGCTTGACGCTGTAATGGTAAAGTTCAACGTGCAGCAAGCCGTGTTCGATGCCCTGCCTGAAACTCGCAAGGTGAAAGAGTTCATAGCAAGGCACAAGCATAAGGCGTGGGCAAACTTCTACAGCGAGCACCAGAAGGGAAGCTACGCATGGAAAGAAGACGAGAGGATTGTTACCGTCAACAGAACGGAGGCGCTCGATCAAATGGTTCAATCTCTTCTTGATCGAAAGATCATCATGCCACAGATGTCTACCTATGTCGGCCTACTTGCCTTCCAATGCTCGAACCTTGCCAAGGTGGTTGAGGAGAACAAGGAGACGGGTGAAAGACGGTTTGCCTATCGCAAACTTGGCCCAGATCATTTTGGCCACGCTCTCAGCTACTCGCTGATTGCAGCATCAAGGCTCAAGCACGGTGGCGTTAGCTCAGTATTCCGCTAGTCCTTAGCCAAGCGCGGCAATCAAAGTAATGGACAACGTAAAAAAGCCCGAGAACAATTCAAGTTGTAGGATTTTCAAAACCACAACTTCTTGGGGGCCAATCGGTGCGATCAATCGTTTTCGGATTCTCACGACCCCGCAAATGGAAAATCTTCTCATCCCTCATCATGTGGAACGACAAGACAGACTACAGCCACGCTTACATCAAGTTCCCCTCCCCGCGCTGGCAGTCTGGATTTATCTATCAAGCCGCTGGCTTTGCCACACACTTCAACGGCCAGGAGGCTTTTGAAAAGAACAACGTCGTCGTAGGTGAGTGGCAGATAAACGTTCCAACTGAGATTGAGGCCTACATCGGTCGTATGTGTCTAGACCGCGAGGGGAAGCCATACGCGTTCAAGCAAGTCTGTGGCATCTGCTACGTTCGGTTCATGTGGCTGGCCTTCGGTAAGACGGTTAAGAACCCATGGGCAACTGGCGATGACGAGACTGATTGCATTGAAGAAGTTGCCTATGTTCTTCGGCAGGGGCTGCAGATCAGAGCGCCTTTCGATATGGACTCGATCACTCCAAAGCCATTCTATGAGTGGCTGACGAAACTATCAAACATTCAGAGGGTTAGATAAATGCTTTGTGCATTCATTAAAAACGGAGCCGTGGTTGAAATCAAAGACGTAACGGACGAGGAGCTGCATCCAATCGTTAACGACTATGACCAAGTGGTTGAGATCACAAACGAGAACCCACAGCCTGGCATTGGTTGGCGGTATGAGGGGAACCAGTGGTTAACACCGCTTGGGGCAAACGGAACACCGTCAATGATTATCACTCGCTTAGCGTTTAGGAACAGATTCACAATGGCCGAGAAAGCTGTGCTTTACACCGCTGCGGCCACACCGCAAGGAGTTGGGCTCAAGGTTTATCTAGACGATCTTGCGGCGGCTACCTTCGTGGACCTATCAAGGCCTGACACGATTGCATCAGTTAATTATCTCGCAACGCTTGGGATTATAACAAGTGCGCGAGCTACAGAAATTCTCACAACAGTACCAACTTCAGTTGAGACCTATAAGGGGTAAGAATGAAAACGTATCAAGTCGGTTTACAAAATGATGTAGTTACAAGCTACGATAAAACAAAAACAACCCTTATGGGCCGAGTCGCACAGAAGACTCTTCCTGCCCCATACAACTCAGGCACTGTGCTTGGCGCTCCGCTGACTAAGTTCATCGATACACAGACTGACACGACTCCAGTCGCACCAGTGCTTTGTGGAATGATGAGCTTTAGTTCAAACAACAGATTGTTCGTTCTTGGGTCCGCTCCTGCGACTGGAGTAATTAACAACATCTTATGCTACAATTTCAACCCAGTTACTGGTGCTCACTCATACGTTGGAAAGATAATCTTTGCAATCTCAGCACCAGCAACGATCACTACAAGATCATTCAAGGTTGATGATTCCAACACGAGCAACATCAAGATTTTCTTCGGATACACATCCACAACGTCATCTATGGGTGGCGTGTTAATGATAAACAAGGTCACGCTGGCAAGCTTCACTCCAACTGGTACGACCTACTATGCAGCGCAAGCGAATGACGCCGCTGCGGTTTACGCTCTTGAAGCACCGCTTGAGGTTGGTGGTGCCAATCTGATGACCGCAGTTGCTTGTGTAACGGTTCCAGGAACAAACTCATCAAACCCAGCAATTAACACAAAAGCCTATGTGCATAATGGTGTGTCAGCCACGCACCAGCACTATATCTTTGATTATGCCGCAGCTCCACAGATTGCATCTCTTGGTACAAGCACAGTCACCGCCGCAAATACAACCGGTGCGAGCACCACGTTCACAATGGTTGGCAATACGCTGGCTGTGAACGACGCTGTTATCATCACAAGCAATGCTCCAACTGCTTACACAAACTCGACTGTGAATAGTGCGCAGACTGTTTACTACGTTGTGGCATCTAACTTCGTAGCAGGATCAACATTCTCTCTATCTGCTACGCTTGGTGGCGCAATCCTGGCCGCAACCGGCACGAGCACTACAACAACCTTCGCTCGAGCGAATGGCCAGTGCACAAATCTGTTCGTAGCAAAGACTGCGAACTTACCAGCCCTTGCCGGAACACTTCTTCTTACAAACAGTGAGAACTACACGCTTCCAGGTGCTGGCCCAAGATCAGGTGATGAGTGTGTCTTCTTTTCTACAACAACAAACTTCTACTTAGCGAAGCTGTCAGAGCTTTACAGTAACCAGACCGGAACTTTAACAAGCGGGTCAAACTCAGTCACAGGATTGTCTTCAACCTCAGGTTTATCAATTGGTCAGACTGTGTTTGGAACTGGCATTCCTGCGGCGGCAACAATCGCATCAATCGCAGGGCCTACATCAATCACACTAAGCGCGAATGCTACAGCAAGCGGAGCGCAATCGTTGAACTTCGGAGCCATCCTGTGGCCATCAATCGCCACGGTGAACGTCCTTGGCTCAGGAATTGATTACTACTTACCAGTTCCATTACAGGCGAGCTATGACTCATCGATTGACAAGGTAATCTATCCTGTCACTGGTGTTGTTTCTCTTGTTAAGGAATTCGTAAACAGCGCCATTCACTGTAACTTCGGCAATACTGGTACAAGCTACATGGAAGCACAAAGCCATGTAACAGACCCGCTCCAGTTGATTGCCTTCACGGGGTTTGAATCATCACAAGGCTGGGTGTTCTTCTCATCCTCTGCGAACGCCGGCCAGCGCGGAATCATTGCAATGGATCTTCGGTCAGATTGGCATTTCAACTACAGCTACATCACAAGCCCAGTTATCCACACGCCAGGATCGCCAATTCTACACTCCGTGCAGACCATAGAGAAAATCTTCGACTACACTGGCGGTGGAGTTTTTGAATATAAGACTGCGGCAACATTTTCAGACTCAATCTTTAATGATCCTGCCACTGGATGGACAACAGTTTCAACCGCTGAGGAGTTGAACATTACTCTTAGTGAATACACGCAATTCAAAATCCTCTCAGCAATGTCAGCCGATCCAGGTAGTGCAAACGTACAAGTGACAACGCCACTACAGATCGTTGACCTAGAGTACAGTGCAAGCCTTCTTGCCGAAATCTCTGATTACTGGGATTACTCCTACAACGATTCAACAAGCGCAATCCCAACACGAGTTGGCTTTGCTCTACGAACTACCTATGGCTCTGGCACTGTGCCCAAACTACACTTCAAGGCATACGATACTTCTGGGGTTCAGATTGTGTCAGCCGATACGGTTACAAACGCAGGGAACTTCCAATATTCAACAGACGATGGCGCAAGCTGGCTACCACTTGGAACGATTCCGAATGTTGCTGGCACAAGGCTGCGATACACATTTACTACGCCTCCAGGGGTTGACGTACGCGTGGGGCTCACTGAATGAGCAACCAATTAGCGCACTCGCATAGAGTGACTCAACCAACAAGTTATGCAATGATGACAACAACGGCTGACATCTTCACACCAGAGGGTGTTCGCCAATCAACCCCAACCTCAGCGACGATCATCACAACGCCACCAACCTTTGCTGGCATTGTTTCCGCAACGGCGCAGACTGATGGAAGCTTTCTTGTTACATGGGCAGCGGCCACGGGGATCAACCCACCGCTTGAGTATCTTGTCTATATTGCTTTAGGGAGTGTGAGTGGAGCTACGTTATTTCAAGCCTCTAATGTTGTCACCGTCGTACCAACAGGAGCACTGTCAAAAAGAGTGTTCACTCTGTCGGACCAATCGACGTACCTTGTTAAGGGCCAGCAATACACCATGGGAGTTAGAGCAAAGGACGGGGTTCAGAACACGGATGCGAATCTTGTCACGATCGTTGAGACAGCTATCGCGAGCGGTGACATACCAACTATTTATCAGACTATTGCATCCGATCTTCAAGCGACTGAGGCACTGTTAGCCGCCGATCACGTTGACTTCCAAGCGGATCACCTAGACTTCGTTTCGGATCACACGGCATTCCAAGGCGATCACACGAACTTTAATCAAGATCATGTTAACCTAAATCAGGATCACGTTAACTTGAACCAAGATCATCTGAATTTGGCTCAGGATCATGTGGATATATCTGGGGATCATGTTGATCTACAGTCGGACCATGCAAACTTCGTTTCCGACCATGCGGACTTTGCAATGGATCACACGAACTTGAATCAAGATCACGTTAATTTGAATCAGGATCATCTCAATCTTGCTTCGGACATTGTGGATCTTGCGGCTGAGAACGTGACGTTTGCTGCCAGCAATACTGACTTCACTGGTGAGATTGCAACAATGGCAGGACTCAACTCTCAGCTTGAGGCGAACATCGCTGCGGCGGCTGGGCTTGGTGGAATTGAAATGGAAGTCTTAGATAATGATAAAATTCAAATGGAAGTCGTAGACCTCTCTGAGGTTTTGTAATTCGGGGGAATAGATGGCGAACAAGATTCAATGGTATCGTGGAGCAACGCTCAAGTTTCAAATCACGCTTTTCACAACTTCAGATGGGTCCGACATCAAGATCGCCTATCCAATCCCAACAGGGGCAACGGTAGAGGTTCACCTGCCTGGCGAAACTGCCGTGGTCGTATTGAGCACCGCTGTACTTGGTGAGGTAACAATCACGAATGCGGCTGAGGGAATCATCACCTGTAGTTGTCCACCGGCAAAGAGCTTGCTTCTGGCCACCGGCACGAACCAAGCAATTGATGTAAAGATCACAACACTCTCTAGTGAAGTCTTCATCGCTGAGAAGATGAAGGTAATGAACATCTCCGATCCAGTAAACGGGTAGTGAATGAAGAAGACTCGGCCAATTGATAAGAGGATTGAAAAGGACTTTCGAGACTTTCACAGTCATGCGAATGCTCTTTTCTCGCTCTACTCCCAAGAGATTGGAAAGCATATCGAGGCCGCCAATACCGACGTGGTGACATCAATCGCAGCAACGCTTTCAATGATGCCTGAGATAACCTATCAAGAGCTGCACAGAAATCGGACTCTCGATAGACTTCATGCGATCATCATGCACAGATACGAGGCATGCGAGAGAAGGATTCAGGATTACTGGGTAAGTAAGATAAAGAACTTTGATTTACTAAGCCGCCTTGTTGTAGGAATGATTTCTCGAAAAGCATCTCCTCCGTGGATCAAAACTAGGCTAAATTTAAAAGATGATATTTCCACGGACGGAGGCTACGACCCACGGAAGGGTCACCTTTTGTTCTACTTCCGAAACCTTACTGAGGCTCTGATTAAAGAGATTCAGCGCGGGGCCTTGCAGGGGGACACGCTCAATCAGGTGATGTCTCGAGTGCGTAGGCTATTCGATAGGAACGACAAGCAGGGTGTGCGCGAAGCGGCCATGCCACCAAAGGACATCCAGTTTAGTTACGAAGACTTTGATCCTGGCATTGATAAGAATCACGCCTCGTTCTTGGCCAACAACATGGAAGTTCAAGAGGGATTCTATTCAGTCGAGGACCTGCAGCAATTAAAGCAGGACATGATCGAAGCTCAGAAATGGCAATCGCGCCAATACAGGACGTGGTTCACAGACGAGCTGAAAGCGAACAATCGCTACTTGAGGGACCTTGAGCAGTTCTTAAGCTACAATGCCACCTACGCGGTTCAGAATGGGCTCGTGCAGGTTGGGCCAGAAGAGATGGGAATCAAGGACCTGGTGTGGGCAGTACATCATCCACAGGAAAAGTGTGATGAGTGCACTAAGCGAGATGGCCTCACGATGAAAGAGATTAAGGCGAAGATTCGCGACGAGTGGAAGGATCAACCCCCTCCCCTCCACCCCAACTGTTTATGCCAGCTAATCCCCTATATCCAAGACGAGTGGGCGGACAAGTACTTGAAGAGTGGTGACGAAGAGTTCGACCCCGACACGACGATAGTTTTCAACGCTCGGGATGAGCAAAAGAAGTACGGCATCAGAGATATGACATTCAATGAGTTTCTAAGAATGGCAGGTAGTATATGAGTGAAGAAGTAAAAGTTAGAACACGTCTGCCTAGAAAGAAAGCAGAAGCATTAAAGGATCAAGGAATTCGTTCAGCTATTAGGCGATCACACGACCACAACATTCAGATAATGAACCCTAGTGATTTCTTCGCTGAGTTCTCAAAGCCGGTTGAGTCCAGGCTTTACAACTGGATGGAGGAGGCAAAGCGAAGCACGGAAGAGATGCTTGACCAGCACTCGGTGAGCCGACTGGTTGAGGTAAACTCCGAAGGCCGCTGGCGCTGGAGAGTGATTCGATCATCGCAAGAGTTAAAGGAATGCTTGAACAATTCCGCACAAGCCTACGAGAAGTATTTGAAACTTCAAGAGCGAGCCATGGGCAATATGCTTCGTGGACGTGAGGATATGTTCGGCGGGTACGGGTTTGCAGACGATACGATTTCAACGGGCGGGGCTCAAGGTGGGCTGCCTTATCGGACGGAGTTTACTCCACTCATCGGGAGCCCATTCTTTAAACAGATGTACCTGGCCGACTATTGGAAGATGCATTCGAAGCTCTTCTGGTACAAGAACTATTCCGCGATAGCGAAGATGGTTGTGGACATGACCCGAAACTTCGTAATGGGTAAGGGCTTCAATGTTCAATTCGAAGATCAGAAAGCGCAGGACGTTTGGAACAAGTACGAGGAGCTTTCTGAGATTCAAGAGCACTCAAGGCAATGGTGCGATGATCTGACGTGGGCTGGGGAGAACATGATTAAGAAAATCCCAGGCCCAGCCGGAATCATGCACAAGGCGATTGATGCCTCTACTATTTGGGAAATCGTTACTGACCCTGAGGACATTAACGACATTAAGTATTACCATCAGCAATACAATACTCAGTATCAGCTCTATGGAACTAAAGATGCACCGATCAGTAAGTACATCATCAACCAGATTCCGCCAGAGCTGTTGATCCATACCAAGGTCAATGTGACTCCGTATGAGAAGCGCGGAAGGTCTGACCTTTTGGGCGTACTGCTCTACTTCAAATACTATGAGGATTACATCTCAGCAAAGCTTGCGCGCGCGAAGAACGAGGCTTCGTTTATCTGGGACGTTGAGATCGATGGTAGTGACCAGGATGTGCAAGCCTATATTATGAGCACAGAGAACATTGCTGACGTACCTCCAGGATCTGAGAATGTGCATAACAAAGCTGTGAAGCGCACACCTCTTAGCCCAACATTCGGCAAGGCTGGCGCAGATGCGGTAATCAGCGACATCCTTAGCTACGTTGCCATGGGCGTTGGTATCCCAGTGAACTACATGGGCACGTTTGGCACTGGTGGGTATACCAAAGCGGGAGCCCTGGTTGCCACGGAGCCAGTCGCTAAGAAGATGGTTGAGCGGCAGCAGAAGATGGAGTTCCTGATCCGACGGATCGTGAAGGACGTTCTTGTTTACAACAAGATGGACCCTAAGAAGTACACTTTCGAGATCACCTTCCCTGAGATCATGGAAGAGGATCGCACCACGAAGATCCAAGACCTTTATCTTGCCAGGGACAACGGCACCTTTGCCAACTCTACAGTTAGCTACATGGTGGCCAAGGAGCTCAAGGTTACCAAGTACGATTATGAGTCTGAGCAGGAGAAGATTAGGAAAGAGCGAAAATCAAGTGACCTGTTCCCACCGCCGGCAGCGCCAACCGAGGACCCTGAGCGGCAGTTTGATCGGGCACAAGTGAAGAAGGACGGGCTGGACCTATGAGACACGTTAACCCTTATCGGATTGAAAACCCACAAGACATCTTCGAAGTTGGCGAGAACTCAAGCCATCCAGAGCTTCGCGATGCCAAACGGCTTTATGTGTTCGGGGCATACAGATTCAATACGGCAACGGAGCTGCAGAAGTTCTTTTCAAGTGAGGGGTTAAACCCAAAGCAATATTGGATGAAGCCGCGTCTTGATCGTGATGCAATGGGTAACAAGATAGTGATTGAGGTAGTTCCAAAGCACAATCGCGTGAACCGCGATCAGGTAATGGACATGGGGGATTGGACCAAGTAGCATTTTGCATGGACACTGAATGCAGAATGTGAGTAACTTTTAAGTGTATGGCAAAAAGCAATCACGGATTTAAGTCTCGTTTAGAGGCTTAAGATTGTTGCCGAAGAAAGCGCATGGAAGCAAAAAAGCATTTATCAGAATGTAGAGAAGTAACACACAGAATTTCCGAAGCATCCGTGCAATCCGATGGAGCTAAGAAGTACCCAGTCATTATCATTTCACAAGGTCTCGGTAACTTAGTTGATAGGAACTATTACACCGCAGATGCGATCAAGAGTGGGGTTGAAGTCTATGAGGGCAAGAAGGCTTACTTCGATCACCCGACGCAGGAAGAAGCGGAGCAAAGACCTGGTAGAAGTGTTCGTGAGACGTGCGGGCACTACGAGAATTGTCGTGCTGAGAAAGACAAAGACGGACTTCTGGTGCTTAAAGCAGACTTTATCCCTGAGAAGGGATCTGGAATCTCAGACAAATTAGATCACGCAATCGCTTATAAGAAGAAGTACCCGCAATCTGATTACGTTGGAATCTCAATCAATGGTGATGGTGAAGGTCTTGAGATGGACTACGAAGAGTTCATTAAGACATACAAACCAAGCACAGTTGAAATGGAGAAGATCAAGCAGATTGAGGGCGAATCAGTTCATGCAATAACCCGTTTAACCAACGCTGTGAGTGCGGACATCGTAACAGAGCCAGGGGCGCGGGGCAGAGTTTTAACAGAATCAAAAAAACTTACCAAAACAAGGAGAGGTAAAATGTTTGAAGCATTCAAGAAGCTCTTTAAAGGTTTAGAGAGCAACAACACGAAGTTGGCAGAAGAGGCAGTCAAAGACATGCTTCAAGACGAGAAGAAGGAAGACGAGAAGAAAGAGGCTGAGGCTGGTGCCGAAGCTGCTGGTCTCGCAAAGGCTCTACTTGCTTGCAAGAAAGAGATGAAGAAAGAAGAGGGCGAGTCTGAGGAGGCTTACGAAGCTAAGTGCTTAGCTGCCGCTATGAAGAAGCACGAAGCAGAAAAGAAGGAAGCTGCCGCCAAGAAGGACGACGAGAAGCCTGAGGAAAAACCTGAGGAAAAACCTGAAGAGAAAAAGGAAGAGGCTGGAGACGATGAGAAACATGATGATGAGAAGCAGGACATTGATCTCATCAAAAAGATGATGAAGAAGAAGGAAGAGGAGAACGAGGCTCTTAAGAAAGAGATCGAGTCACTCAAGAAGGAAACTGAGAAGAAAGAAGAAGAAGGCAAGAAAGCTGCCGAAGAATCTGCAAAAGCTAAGATTCAACTTGCTGCTAAGAAGCGAGAAGACCTGATTGACAAAGTGCTTGCCGAGAGTGGTATGCGCCGAGAGATCACGAACCTCATTCGACCAGTAGTTGAGAAATGTAAGACAGAGGAAGAGATCAAGGAAACCGCTAAGCGCTTGGCTGAAGCTCACTCAAAAGCGATTGAGGCAGAGTTCTTTAACCACGCGTCTGGTGGATTCACCGAGATTACTACCGACGATTCACAAAATAATGACCATTTATTTTAAGGAGTAAACAATGGCAACATCAAATTACAATGCAGTTGTTTATGGATCAATCAGCGGGCAGGGCTTTAAGTCTTTGCACGTTCCAGTTGTCCATAGCACTAACCCCGTTAAACAAGGCGAGCTTCTGTATTTAGATACATCAGCTCATATCGCGAAGCCTCTTGATAGCGATGCTCACGCAGCATCTATCTTGGGCGTAGCACTTCAACCTTCTGCTGTAACAAGCTCAATCGATGCATCAAGCGAAAAAGCTGTGCAAGTTGGTTGGGATGTTGTTGCATCTTTGAAGTCAACAGCCAGTGAGACTTACTACCCAGGCACAGTTGTTTACATCGGCGCAGATGCGCAGACTGTAACTACCGTTACAGGTAGCAATCGCGTTGGTATCGTAGTTCTGCCCGTAGGCGTTGCAAGCGTTTCCGGTGCGGCTGGCGTTAACGTTCCTGTACTCGTTAAGAGTGCGGTTTACTAAGAGAGGTAGACAATGAAATTCATTGATGAGTCAGGTACACAAAAGATTCCTTTAATGGAACAGAATGAAAAGATCATGAAGGCTTTCCAAGTCGGTGAGACTGAGAAGGCAATCAAGAGAACAGCAGAGCAGTATGGCATTAAGGACTACAAGAATGTCCTTAACATGCAGCGAGCTGATTTCTCTATTAAGAAGTTCATGGAAGGCGCTTATGCTGTAAGCCGTAAATTGAACGAAGCTCAATCTGAGCTTGCTTTCGGTCAACTTCTACGCGCTGGTGTTCAGCAAACATTCAACGACATCTATCAAGCCGTTGAGGTTACTTACACCGCCGCTGTTCGCGAAGTTGCATCTAACAAGCGACAAGAGTTCTACGCTCCACTTGAGCGTGTTGGATTCCCTAAGCGTGTTGGTGCTCAAGACTTCTTCCCTGAGACTAACTTCAAAGGGTTAGATATTGAGTTAATCAACCATAAATATGGCATGATGTTGTCTTTCGAGCGCGAACTCTTGGATGACGACATGACTGGACAGATCGTTCAGCGCGCAAGCCAATTGGGCGAGAACGCTCGTATTTATGAAGAGGCTTATGTTTGGGCTCGTTTAATGAACGACACAACGGCTTCTTTGGATGGCGAGGCTTTGCCTGTGTCAGTGACTTATGCAACTCCGTATTCAACTTCTGGCATTCACGGTGCTGGATTGGGTAAGAATGCTTTGTCAGATGGACGGCTTTCACAGTCTCAAATCCAAGCAGGATGGATATTGGCTAAGAAGATGTTGGATCAATCAGGCCGCGCAATGGTTGTTGCTCCAAAGATTCTTGCAGTAAGCCCGCAAGATATTTTCTACGCTGAGATTCTTTTGAACTCTGCACAGAATCCTTCTGCGACTTCAACTGCTACTGGCGATGCTGGTAAGGTTGGATCAATCATGGGAATCAACCCAATTAAGAACTTAGTTGGCGTTGTTTCTTCACGATTCATCCGCGATTACGGTGCTCTTTTGATTGACCCTAAAGGCTTTGCGTTCCAACGCCGAGACCCACAAGAGGTTGTTCAAGAGAACCCACAATCTGGCCCTGCATTCAGCCAAGAAGTGTTCAGATACAAAACTCGTTCACGTTGGGAAGCGGACTTCATTGATCCGAAGTTCATCATCAACTTGAACCCAGGATTCCAATCAACATGATGATAAATGGGGTGGGGCCGAAAGCCTCACCTCACTTTGCGGGGTGAGCAATGGCAAGAGCTGGATTTAGAAAGCCTAAAAGCAAGATGGAACTAGAAGAGGTTGAAACATCAACTGACAAGCCATCGCTTTACGCTAGACGACAGCACCTTGATCCACTCACTGAGAGGCTCGGAGAGAAGGGCTTCTACCATCGGATGCGTTGGCCGTGGCTAGTGATTCACTACGGAGGTCTTGACCATCCACTTGAAGTGAGTCGGTTCTATAAGGATCAGAACCTTGCCGTTGATATTGGCAACGTCGATCCAATGACAGCGGAGCATAAGCAAAAGCTGTTTGATAAGCATGAAATCAAGTATGTCATTCTTAGAAGCGCAATGGACTTTAACACTCTGTCGGGTGCTCTATGAGTTACACACAAGCCATTACCGAGATTCGGCAGTTGTTGAGCGATAGTGAGTTTCACAAGAAGGCCACGAAGAAGAAGCTCATCGGTAAGATTGATGCTAACAACACGAAGTTCTTCACATACGATAAGCGATTAGTCGAAGACTCCCTTGAGGTCTTCGTAAATGATGAAGCTGCAAACTTTACTTTAGATGATGCAATCAAGGGCGAGATTACTCTCGGCGAAGCGCCGGAGAAGAATAAGGCAGTCACAGCCAGCTACTACTATCAGTTCTGGATTGATGACGAGCTTAAGAACTTTCTGAATAAGGGCGCGGAGCAAGTGAGCCAATGGACGGACGCCGTTCCAGACAATGCGTATTTGGCAATTAGTGGTGGGCTTAAAACCCCTGCGTTGATGTTCGCCTGTAGCCTGGCCACAGACTCTTTGATTAGTTACATGATAAACCGCCGTCACTCGGAAGAGTTCAACATTGAACAAGACGGCAATGATGACAATGGCTTTAGCCAAATGATCTCGGCCATGAAGGACCAGTCAAAACACTTCTGGGGTCGTGGACTTCAAATGCGAGATGACTTCTACAAACGCCAGGGCAAGAGAAATGCCCCAGCCTTTGCCGTTAAATTAGGCAGAGTAAGAACTTATGGGCCGGTACGATGAAGCTTGATGTGAAGATGAATGCAGATGATGTCGTGAAGAAGCTCGAGAGGATGATTAGCCTCAAGGGTAACTTTGCTCCGTTGTTTGTAAAGATCTTGGGAACTGTTAACGATGGTTCCACGCTTACGCTTAGGGGCGCATCGGCGAGAAGATTCACATCTCAACAGGACCCATCAGGCAAGGCGTGGAGTGACCTTAAACCAAAGTATGCCGCACGAAAGGCTATTGAATACCCGGGGAAAACTATACTTATCCGGCGGGGGGATTTGTTTCGATCACTCGTGGCCACGACATGGGCGTCCGTTGCACAGATTCAGCCAACAAAGCTGATCTATGGAACGGCCATTCCCTACGCCGTATTTCACCAGTTCGGAACGAAGTTCATGCCAGCAAGGAAGATGCTCGGAATTTCGGCGAAGCAAAAGAAGGCTTTTAAGCAAATGACGGCGGCCTATGTTCGCGCAGCGTGGGAGGGCAAGAAGTGAGTCAGCTTAAGCCCCTACTCAGCGAAGCCGTTGTGGATCTACTGTCTAAACAGTTAAAGGATAACTTTAACTTAATGCTCGAAGAGGTTGATAATCAATACGATGATGGAATCAATCTCGAGCCGCTAAGTGACGAGTCAATTTACTTGTCTGACAAGATTGAGGGCTTGAGCCTTCCATCGTGTCACATACTATTCGGGCACCACGCATTCAATTACACGAACGATCCGAACTATCTTGAATCGAAAGATGAGGTAGTGATCGTTCTAAGTGCTGAGGATAGTGGAGAAGCCGTGCTCACGCGCAAGCTCTGGAGGTACGGCAGAGTGCTTCACGCTTGTTTTAATCTTCAATCTTTGGGCGATGATGCTGGACGGATCAAGATTCAAACGGTCCCAAGGCAGCTTGGCTATACGCCAACCATCGCCGCCAAGCTTCAGAAGGAAGAGTTCAGGTTTAGGAAAGACGCAGTTTTGGAATTAGAGATCATGCATTTTGAGAAAAACTTAATTTAAGAAGGAGAAGAAAGTATGGCAAAACCGGCAATCAGCGGACTACCACAAAGCATCTTTGTGAGTTCCGCAGCTTTAATCGTGGATGGGGTTGATGTAGGTCTGATCTCAGGACTTAAGATCTCAATCAAAGAATTAACTACACCAGTGAACACTGACCAACTTGGTAAGATGGTTGTGAATCATTTCCATGTTGGCGATGAGGCCACTGGCGAGTGTACATTTGACGAGTTTACAGCAGTAAACATGAAGAAGGCATTCCCACAAGCTGCGCTTTTAACAAGCGGTGGATCAAGCCGATTGAGCTTCGGTAAGCAAGTTGGAAGTGATTATTTATCACTTGCAAAGAGCTTTAAGATCATCCCTACAAGCGATGACACAAGCTACGCAGGACGACACTTCTTCTTCAATAAGGGCGTATTCATGGGCGAAGCCTCTGTTGAGTACGGACCTGACAAAAAGCTTGTTTTCAAATCTAAGATGCACTTCTACCCTGACGTTACTCAGCCTTCTGGCATGTGGATCGGCTACATGGGCGACAACGCTGTTGGTGCTCTTGTTCCAGCCGCTGCGGCAGCCGCAGTTCCAGGTGGAAGTAATGTCGGTAACGGTACAGTTTCAGCTCTAAGCGTGAATGATTCATTCACTAAGTCTGAGACATGGACACTTACTTGCATCCACGCGGTGGCAAATGGTGGCTTGTTCTCTGTTGTTGGCTCAGTAAGCGGCGCTAAGGGTGTTGCTACTGTAGGATCAAGTTACGTCACTGACGTAATCACTCCAGCTAACAGCGAGCTTGGATTCACAATCAATGATGGAGCAACAGACTTTGCAATCGGTGATACTTTCACAATTGCAACGACTGCAGCTAACTACACATAAGGTAGATTATGGCAGACATTTTCGAGCTTAAGGGATTAGATGCAGAGCTCAAGATTGGATCGGCGACTTACAAGTTCGCTGATCCTAACTTCTTGAAAAAGAATCTTCTTCAAAAGAAGTTTTCAGAGCTTGAGTCTGAGCGTATGAGCATTGATCGGTCCGACTATACAAGGCGAAGTTATGAGCTGAACCGTGAACTGGTTAAGCTCTACCTTCCAGATCTTGGCGACGATGTTTTGGATCAGATTGGCGAGCACGCATTCTTAGCCCTTCTTGATAAGCTGTTAACACTTACGAGCACGACTTTCGGTGCCGTGGTGGAGAAGATTGAAAAAAAGCTGTAAGCAGGGGTGTTGCCAATAGAGAACATTCTCTGCTTGACGAGTTAGTTGTGGGGGATCTGATGCGTGAGTATTCAATGGGTTTAGATCAAGTCTTGAGCCTTGGATATTTCACGGCTTATAGACTTTGGTTTATTCTTGATGAGCTTAAAGCTAATGACTTGTCGCACTTAGGACTTGTCAATTTTCTACCTCACGCAGTTAATGATTACAGGGAAGAGATAAACGATTGGCTGGCATCTCGTCAGCCAAGAAGAATACAGAAGCAGGATATTCCCGCCGAAGTATTAGAGAAGTTTGCAGAGGCGTTCAATAATGGCTGATGAGTCAAAAGATAACAAGTTAACCATTGAGCTTAATCTTGAAACAAAAGACTTCACGATTAAGTCAGGTGACGTTGTTAAGACAATTGCTGGTATTGGCGAAGAGGCAAAGAGAACTGGGCACTCGGCAACTGAATCATTCATGGGTATTGGAGCCGCGCTATATGTTTTCAAAGAAATAGGTCACTACTTTGAAATGGGTGTCGAGCAGATGAAGAAGCTCGAAGACCAAGCCAATGCGATGACTGCGCTTAGGAATATCTCTGCAAGCGTTGGTGTTGATAGCGAGAAGCTTGTCACTGCAATTGTAAAGGCGAGTGATGAAACAATAACAAGGCTTGATGCTGTTGGCGTAGCTACGAAAATGCTCAAGGCTGGTATTCATTCCGAGATGATGCCATCAATTGTCGAGATGGCCGAGAAGATGGCCTCAGCCTCTGGCGGAGCTTATAGTTTAAAAGACGTTTTAAACGCCTTAGGAACATCCGTTGAGCGAGGAACTACTGCACCAATGAAGAGCTTTCAAATTACGGCTGAAGCGACTGGATCGCGCGCCATAGTTCTAAACTCCATTCTAAAGCAAATGGAGCAACAGGTCTCGACCCTAGGTGAAGGTTATACGTCTACTGCAGAAAAGATTGAGATAAGGTCTAGGGGGACTGCGGAAGCTGTAAAGTCTTTCTTTGGCGGAATCGCCAAATCAATTGGGTTTGCAGTTTATGCCGATGATGTCGATAAGCTTCGCGAAGAGCTAGAAGAGAGAAAGAACCAGCTTGAGAGAATTAACGTAGCCATAGGTAAGGGAGAAACTGAATACTCCAGAGTTGTTGATGGCGCTATACAGACAACAAAGATCGAGACAATGCGCAAGCTTGTTCTTGAGGATATTGATAAAATACAGATCAAAATTAATGAGCACACAGCCAAAGAGCATGAGGAAACTACAAAGCTAAATGCTGAGATCGTGCAAAAGGGAGAGATTGCGAAGTCCCTTACGCAAGAAGAGCAGCGTCAATTTGATATTAGATCAAAGATCGCATCTATTACAGAGCTTGCAAAGAATGAAGAAAAAGAGTTCGGCGCAGTAAGCCTAAAGACGGCTCAAGACCTATTCGCTGCTAAGAAGCAACAAATAGATGTTGAGGCTGACTATGAGAAGCGGCGGATTCTAACTTCAGAGATGACTGAAACAGAGCGGCTTAACAAGTTAAAAGCTCTTGAGATTAAGCACTATGAGGACGTTAGAAAGCTCAAGATTGACGACGAGTATGTGAGTGAGTCTTTGCAAAGGGCTGAGCTTGACAACATAACAAAGAACATTGCAACGGCTGAAAATGCCTTGGAGCGCCATACTGCAATTCAAATGCAGCAAGAAGACAGGCTCTATAAGAACAAAATAGATAAGCTTAAGATGTCCGGCGTGTCTAAAGCGCAATTCGATAAGGCCGCTGAGAATGAGGAAAAGGCACATCAACAAAGAATCTTAAACATCAAAAAGAGCTATGAGGATCTTTCTGCTCAAAATCTTCAGCTTGGAATTAGGCAATCAATCTCTCAGATGCGACAGCAGTATGGAAGTTATTCAACGCTTGCTGCAAATGCAACGAAACAAACTCACAAGATAATGAGTGATGGCTTTGTAAATCTGGCAAAGGGCCATGGAGACGCCATGCAGGTAATGACGGCTCAGTTCCTTGAGATGATTGGAACCCAATTGATTGAGGGTGGAGCTTATCACCTAATGGCCGGAATCTGGCCACCTAATCCTGTTGAGCTTGGACAGGGCGCCGCGATGGTTGCCGCAGGCAGTGCTTTAGTTGGCGTAAGCGCTGCAAACACGCCAAGCGCTAGTGGTGGTTCAGGTGGTGAATCAAATCCTTTTGTAGGAACTAACGAGCCAACACCGTCAACGCCAGCCGCTCCTACAGAAAAGCAGATGCAAACCAAACAGGCACAGATTGTCATCAATGGCGACTTCTTGAACTCTCGCGAGACGGCTAATCACTTAGCTCAAGTGTTGCGTGAGAACTCAGATATTACTGATTACACAATCACAGCGCAGGGAAGGAGTTACTCATAATGCAAAACGACCGTGCGCTATTCCTTTACGGCTTCGACATCACATATCTGAATAAGTATGTGAACTTTAAAAACGCAGCTCTTGGTTCTGAATTAACGGCAGTTCTTACTGAAGGAAACTACACCGCTACAGGATTCGCTGCGGAGCTGAAGAAGCAGCTTGAACTAACCGACGGTGCAAACACATACACCGTTGGTATTGATAGAACAGTAGACTCAGGAGCAAGCAATCGCCTTCACGTTTCAACCTCTGGAAGCTTTCTCTCATTACTATTTTACTCAGGCTCGAACGCTGGCAATTCACCGGCTTCAATCATGGGATATGATGCAGCCGACTACACAGGTGCAACAAGTTACTCAGGATCAACAAACTGCGGTGAGATCCTATTTCCTGACTTTCCAACGCTTGATTATCTTGGCCCCGAGAATCTCATCAAGAATGATGGGGTGAAGAACATATCAGCAAGCGGGATTAAAGAGACTCTCGTGTTTTCACAGATGAAGTTCTTTCAAGGGCAGTGGAAGTACATTGCGGACTTTGGTGCCAGCACTCAACTCACGCAGTGGCAGAACTTTTTGAAGTACGCAATCAAGCAATTGAAGTTTGAATTCACTCCGTCCGTATATGAAGCAACAGATACAGTTTATCAATGCACACTTGAATCAACACCAGAGGACGGAAACGGCATGGGGTATCGCTTGCAACAGATGCGTGGTGTTGGCTTATATCGTTTCTACGATACGGGTGTGATGAAGTTTAGGGTTATTCCTAGTTAGGGGTTTGCATGGGCGTGGTTGTTGGATCGCCGGTCTCGGCAAGTAATACGAATCAGGCATTTATCGATGCCAATAATGACGACTCAACGATCGGTCGGTTAGACCTTGCCAATACTCTATCTGAATCTGGCTCAACAGTTGTCAACGCACAGCGGGCGCATAATGCTATTAGCTCTTACACTGGAATGCCACTCAACTCTGCAAAGGACGTAGTTCCCGCGTGGACAAACAACGATGTCGGCACGAGCAGCGATACGCTGAAAGCAAGAGCTGAGTCTTTAACCGCTAAGTTCAACTCAACGTCTGGCCACAAGCACACAGGCGCTCCAGGCGATGCGCCGCAAGTAGAGTCCACGTTCATTTCGAATGTTCCACTTCGCGGAAGCTTCTTGCAAGGTACTGACGTTGCTGGCGTTACGGGATCAAGCTCTGATGTGAGCACATTGCTTACCGGAAAGATCCCATCGTCAAGTTCGGCAGTGAAGGGCGTTGTAGTTGTCGCGCCATACAATAAAGTAATTCTTCGGGAGACGAATGGAACTGAAATCATCGACGGAGCGGGCAACGAGGTCTATGGCCGCCTTACTTATTCTTCACCTACTTGGACTTTATCTTACTATTCTTTCGTGTCAGGGGTTGAGACCAGCTACAGCTTTTCAAGCTCAACAACCGTGGTATGGTATTATCAAGAGCTTTTTAACCCAATAGTAGATGCGCCTGTTTACTCAGAGCTGGCATTCACACCATCAACGGATCTCACGAATGACATCGTGGACGCGAGCGAAACGCAGGCCGGAAAGGTTTATCTATCTAATGTTGCACCGGCTGACCCTGCAGCTACGGCAGACAAGGGATCAAGCACACGCGCGGCCAAAGCTGACCACGTTCACCAAGGTGTTCATTCGATCTTCAAAACAGGTGACTCGCAAATCTATGGTGACGTAGAGATTGCGGCTGGACCCAACGCTTCAATCACAAGAAGCGGGAACAAGTTCACGTTTGATTCAAATGGCGCGCTTGGAAAGCAAGAGATTCCAGCAGGTCCTGTAAATGGAGTGAACGACACGTTCGGCCCTCTTTCGTATTTGCCTAGTGATAACAATTCGGTAGCCGTTTTTGTTGATGGAATCAAGCAAGAGTTGGGTGTAAACTTCACTGTTTCTTCTTACACGATTACTTTCTTAGCTGGCAGCATTCCAGTTGCTGGGCAAAAGATAGACACTTTCTATTTAACGGCGGGAGTTCCTTCGCTTCCACCTGTACCAACGGGCACACCGAGAACAGAGTTCAGGACCATTAGCGGTGCTGAAGCTGCGGCGAAGAAGGTTATATTGGCTTACACACCTGCGGACCCAGGAGGGGTCCTGGTTGATGTCATCGGCGGTAGCGCACAAGAGTTCAATGTGGACTATACAGTAGTTGCCGATGAGTTCCGATGGAATGGATATGCTTTAGATGGCGTGTTGTCATCTGGCGATAAACTACGCTTCTTCTATTTCACTTAGGGGAAGTAAACAAAGAGGGGTTTTATGTCACAGGTTAAGAAGAAGTTTCTTGAGAATGGAGCGATTGCAAAGCTCTTGAATAACGTCTATATGGTTGGGCGAAACGCAGCTAACTCGGCTGATGTTGATATTTTAAAAGTCAACGCTTCGGACGTTGTTGAGTTCGCAACACTTCCACAAGCTTCTGGAACGCCTAGTGCCGCGAATGATTTGGTTAACAAGTCCTATGCTGATTCAATTTCTGGAACAGGTGCAACTCCGCAATTGGATAACTTATCAAACACCGCCGTCAATGCGGATGTTAAACCAGACACGACACTAACAAGAAAGCTTGGATCTGCTCTTAAACAATGGGGCGCATCGTATCTTGGTTCGATTAAAGATGGCAATGACAATCTTGCTATTTCAATCGGAACAAATGAAAGAAAGATTTACGACCAGGGCGGGGCCACTCTGTCCGCTGATTTTGATGCTCGTGTTTTGAAAAACTCTTCTGGAACTACAGTAATAGATTTTTCAGGGGCAAGGGCTCAAACGGGAATAACCCCATCAGCAAGTTCGGATATTGCGAACAAAGATTATGTTGATAGCGAAATATCAACCGTAAGCACGGCTGTAAGCGGTAAGGTGTCTAAGTCTGGCGACACTATGAGCGGCGCTTTAGCGATGGGAAACAACAAGATCACAGGTCTTGCAGCTCCTACGGCCAACGGCGATGCTCTACGATATGACATGCTTGGGGTGGCGAGCGGTATCGCAACCTTAGATGGTGGCGGTAAGGTTCCAGCTTCTCAATTGCCAAGCTCTTTGATGAGCTACGAGGGCACATGGAATGCTAACACCAACTCACCAACTCTTGCTGATGGAACTGGTAATGCTGGCGATGTTTACATTGTAAGCGTAGCTGGTTCACAGAATCTTGGTTCTGGAAGCATTAGCTTCGCAGTTGGTGATTGGGTTATCTACAATGGTGCTACTTGGGAAAAATCAGTTAACTCGAATGCTGTTGTTAGCGTTAACGGGTTTACTGGCGTTGTTGTTCTCGACACAGACGATGTTTCTGAGGGCACTACTAACAAGTATCAAAAAGCATGGGGCAAAGAGAACCTAACATTGAATGGAACTGACATCACAAACCAATACAAGGATCTTGCACAAGTTATCATTGCAAGCTCACTTGATTTAGTTGTTGCTGGTATCGTTCAAACTGAGGGCGTTGACTACACAGTAAGCTTAACTGGCGGCGCTGGTGGTAAGACACGAATCTCTTTTGCTGGTGACCTTGCTACTGGCGGCGCAGCGGCGCTCGTGAGTGGTGATGTGTTGCGATTTAAGTATCAATACTAATTAGGAGGGTGGGGTTGTGAGTAGAGTAGATGCTGAGTTCTTAAAGAAGTTTCTCGTAGACGAAACACCAAGCGGAACCATTAATGGTTCGAACCAGACGTTTTCACTCTCGCAAACCCCATTCGATTCAAACGACGCTGTTCAAGTATTCATAGATGGAATAAAGCGTGATCGTGTTACTGATTGGACAATAAGTGGAACTACGATCACGATGGTCACAGCTCCGGTTGCGGGGCAATCAATTCGAGTTAACTACATAATGCTTCACGGGGAGAACTAATTTATGGCTGGCAAACTGCAAAACGCTGACTTTAAAACACTATCAGAACTAACAGGCTCTGGAGGTTCAGCGAGCGAGCTATTGAATGACACAAAGATTTACGTTACCGCAAACTCTCTTAACAAACAGCTTAGCCAAGCGATAACTGATGGAGACATTGGCGGTAGCGGAAGCAAGAATTACTTTTCTGGGGCCGTGGCAAGTGGTCAAGCAACAACAGGGTTTAACCAATACGCTGATGCGGCGAGCGCGTCTCCAGTAGATGGAACTGGAGGAAGTCCAAGCGGGAACTTTTCAATAGCTGCAAGTGGGACATCGCCGCTTTCTGGCCTTTCGAGCCTTGTTGTTTCAAAAGATGCTGCGAACAGACAGGGCGAAGGACTTAGCATTGATTTCACTTTAGACACTTCCGACAAAGGCAAGGTCCTTGCCTTTAGTATGAACTACGCAATTTCAAGTGGTACCTACGCTGACTCCGATATTTCTGTTTGGTTTTACGACGTAACTAATGGTGCGCTAATTCAGCCAGCGCCATATAAGCTTATGAATCACACTCTTGGTTCAGATAAGTTCTTTTGCGAGATTCAGACGCCATACAACTGCAATACGCTAAGAATGATTTTACACTGCGCGAGCACATCTACTTCAGCTTATAGTGTGAAGATCGACGATCTTTTGTTCGGGCCTCAAGCTAAGCTTTATGGAAGCGTTACTACTGATTGGGTTAGCTATACTCCAACAATAACTGGGTTTGGGACAGTTAGTGGAGTTAATGTCTTTTCAAGAAGAGTTGGCTCTAATTTAGAGGTTCAGGGGTACTTTACATCTGGAACCCCTACTGCAACAACCGCGCAAATGACTTTAGGATTTGGTGGTGCAAACGGTAATGTAGTTATTGATACTGCAAAGGTCGGATATACGATAGGTAGTTTTGGCTTAGGGAATGCCTCTACAACTTTATTTAGCGGTAACATACTAAGTGTAAATGGAGCAGTTAATTACGTAACATTTGGAGCACAAACTAGCACGGTAACTGCTAATAATCCGGCAAATGGAAATCTATTAGCAGTAAATGGCGGTGTTGTATCGTTTAAATTTTCAGTCCCTATCGTCGGATGGTCTTCTTCCCAACTTCTTAGTTCTGATGCGGATACGAGAGTTGTGGCAGCAGCAATTTCATCAAACTCAACTACCTCCGTAGCAAACAGCTCAAGTACTAAAGTGGCATTTCAATCAGTTTCAGTAGATACCCACGGCGGATGGGATTTGGTAAATAATAGGTATGTAGTAAAGGTGGCGGGCAAATACTCTGTTTCTTCTTTGCTTGTTACCACCGCAGCTACTGCGTTTGGCGCAAACTCTTTGTTTAGCGCACTCTTATATAAAAATGGTGTACAGGCACTACAACTTGGTTGGGTAATTGGGAACGGAACTTATCAATTCGGCGTTAGCGGTAGCGGGATTGTAGACGCTAAGTCTGGAGATTATTTTGAGATTTTTTGTTTTCAAAACTCAGGTGCGTCTATCAACCTTCTAAATTCTTTGAGTCATGTAGACATTCAAATGATTCAAGGCTCAGCTCAAATAGCAGCTAGTGAATCTCTTTCTTCTGACTATACGACAACAGCAGGTCAATCTATTAACTCTGGGCTTGGGTCTCCAACAATAGTAGATTTTGACACTAAGTTATATTCATCGCACGCGTCTGTTACGACTGGGGCAAATTGGAAATTTACGGCTAATACTTCGGGGGAATTTGAAGTGTCTTCAGCCGTTCAATTTGCCCCGTCTACAGCAACACTTGTCGCTAATTTACATCTTTATAAAAATGGGTCCGGTTATAGACGGCTGTGCCATACTTTTAAGTCAAGCGCATCTAGTGATTATACATGGCTAGGTGGAAGCACTAAATTGAAATTACTCGCCGGAGAATACATAGATATTAGAGTAGAGCAAAACTCCGGAACAAACTACCTTTTGGATACTACGTCAGGAGCAAATTATATTTCAATAGCCAGAGTTGGAAATTATTAAACGAAGAGGATTATGCATGATGAATAAAAGTATATTCTCGCAAAACGCAACGATAGGTATAGCCGTATTTTCTTACTACTTTAAAGCGAATGTATCAGGGACAACTCTCACAACAAATGAGAATGAAAACTGGTTAACAATTGAGAAGGTTGGTTAAATAATGCTTCCCTACATCGGCAACATCATCTCTGGAATGGGTTTAGCGTGGGCGATATATACGTTCACGACTAAGCGTAGAGAAGAGACTGCCGAGAAGGATCGCAAGGACTTCTTAAAGACATATCAATACACGACTTCGCTTTTGGAAAAGGAAATCAACGATATTAAAGCCAAGCTTGAGGGCCACCAGAAGGAACTGTCAACCCTCAGGCTTGCGGTAGTTTCAAGCCATGAGAAGATAAAGATGCACAACCAATTACTGGTTGATAACTACACGAGGATTGAAAAGATACTTGATAGACATGAAATGAAGCTGGATTCCTACGGAAAGGTCATTGTTAAATAATGGGGTTTGTTACTACTGAAGCCTATGATTCTGCTAGTGAGGCGCTACAAAAAGAGCCAATCATCGTACTTGAGATAGAGGGAAGCCCCATTCTGTTCTCAAGCGGGACAATCTACACGAAGATTAAGTATGATGATCCTGGAGTTTACTATGATGGAACATACGTCTACGACGGCCTTAGGCCATGGGAAGCCGACAAGTTTGTTTCGCTAATTGATCGGCAGGGGTCAAGCTCCACAATCAGCCAGAAGCTTGAGCAGTGGGATGGAAAAGCGAGCGTATCTACGTTCAATATTAAGCTCGTTGATGCGAATAAGATTGTCACAAAGCTCTGCAGCCCTGGGCAGTATATTGAAGACATCATCAACCGAAAGGTGAAGGTGTGGCTTGGGTATCGCACAATATCGTATCCAGAGGATTACCTTAAGATATTTCAGGGATACATTAACAACGTAAAGATCGCTCAAGGGTCTGTGTTCTTCACTTTCACCGATCCAAGCAGCAAACGAAAACAAGGCTTGTTCAATGGTTCAACATCCTCGCTTACAACGGCCATCATCTCAACCGACACCGCTCTTACTATTAGTTCTACTGATAATCTTTATCGAACTATTACGGATGCGAAGGGTAATGTTGATCCTGGCGTTACTATTGGTTTTGTACTTGATAACAAGGAAATAGTTACCTACACGAATGCAAGCATCACAAGCTCAACACAGGTCACGGTCCAGCGCGGACAATTTGGCACAGCGGCAGTCAATCACGACGCAGGCGTAGAGATTGTTCCATTTCTTAGGCTTCACGACAACCCTATCAACATCGCACTTAAAACACATCTAAGCGGATGGGCTGGGCCATGGAAAGAGGACGTAGCGCTTCGAGGAATTGTCAACACTGATGATGGGTTGACGGTGGCTGACTCAATCACCTTCGCAACTGGCGTGGATGTTGTCCGTGACTATGGCTTGGTGCTTGGTGATTTTATTACATTATCAGGGAGCTTCAATCCTGCGAACAATGCCACGTTCACGATCAAGGATTTCATCAACAACAATCGCACGGTGCTTGTCGAGGAGCTTGGAGTTCTTGTTCAAGAGAATCCGCCGATCAGTGGGAACCTCACAACGCTTGCCGCTTTGCGATCGCAATATGATGTTTACCCCGTGGAGGCCGGCCTCGGGCTTGATGCTGATGATGTGCTTGTGAATACGTTTGAGTATAATCGCGACACGTTCGTTCAGTTTCAGTTTGATTTCAAAATCATTGGTGATGAGAAGAATGCAAAGTCTTGGGTGGAAACTCATATCTTTAAGTCCATCGGTGGCTACAGTCTCACGCAAGGTTCACGCATTAGCATGGGCCTTACGCATGCACCGCTGGCGAATGACCTTACGAAGTTCATTGACGCTGACAATGTGATAAACCCTGGCGGGATTGAGGTTGAGCGCGGGCTCAACACAAGGTTCTTCTACAACGAAGTCCTGTTTCAGTATGCATTTGATCCGATTCAGAATGATTACTTTCGAAGCTATCGCGTGATTGATGCCGATGCGCAGGCGCGTATGCGACAGGTGAGTGTGCTTGAGATTGAAATGCGCGGCCTGAATGATGATCCAAACTCTGTGATTATCATGTCGCAGAGGGCGAAGCGCATCTTGCAGCGGTATAGGTTTGGAGCGGAGACAATCAAGCTTGAAACAAACTTCGCCGCTGGCCACACAGTGGACTCTGGTGATGTTGCCATCTTGCGAGACGATCCAGAGAATCCAATACTTCAGATTGCGAATACTGAGACCGGCGGTCGTGGCATCGCTGCAAAGATCATGGAAGTGCAGGAGCGAAGCATAAGCATCAGTGGCGGAAAAACACAGATGACGCTTCTATCGAACAACGGCTTTTCTGTTTCCGATCGTTATGGGGTAATTGGTCCATCTAGTTTTCTTGACGACACGTTCTCTCACACGTCGTCGACGATTAAGATAAAGCCAAGCTTTGGCATGACATACGGCTCGGCTGAGTACAAGAAATGGCAGCCATACGAGGGAAGCAAAATAAAGATACACAACGCATCATATTCCTTGTCTTCATCTGTAGATTTCACACTTGATGAGTTTAATCCAATGATAATGCACCTGTCTCCGTCTTTGTCGTTCACGCCTACGGCTGGAATGGTTGTAGAGTTTGAAGACTATGACGCAAGCAATGCAAATCAAAATGCTCTGGTAAAAGCAACATTTGTGTCTCTTGACCCCGTTGGGCTTGTGTTTTCAGGATCATCAACGAATGTTTTCACTTTAGATTCTGGTTATTCATCAAAGTATCAGTCTGGAATGGTGGTCTATGTTATGTCGCCAGACGGGTCCAGGTATAGCCCAGACGTTAAGATATTGACCATAATTGGTGACGTTGTAACAATTGGGGCTGTGATAAATGGCGGTACCGATACTCTTGGATTTATTCCTCAAGCTGGCGACCTGGTTCAGCTTGCTGGGTTTAAAGACTCAGGGGCTGGGTATCGTTATCTTTAAAAAGTAAGGGGTGGGTTGTGGCTGACGTTCCAGGTATATATCCAGGGTTGATACAGCAAGAAGAGGTTACCTTTAAGTCCGCCGTTTCGGAGTATACCGCTGGCAGGATGGCTCAGTTTTTCAACTTCCTTGCTTTAAAAGAGCATAGCGAAAAACAGTTCTTCATCAACGGCAGTTATGGAATAGCAACGATGCCTTATCTGTTTGTTGATGGTATAACTATAGCAGAGTTTGACATGGAAATTTTCAATGCGTGGATGTTTAACGCAGTTCCTGGTTCATCAGGATTAACAGAGATAGACGTAAAGATAGAGTCATCACCTGGATCTGGATGGTCTTCAATATTTTCAACAACTCCAAAGATAGACAGCACGGCAGTTGCTGGGGCCTGGATTGGGGTTGGTGGATCTCTTTCTGGTTGTGTGGCTCCAGTATTAACATCAGGCGCAAGCCCTCTTTTTGTTGCCGCAGGATCTGCTTTGAGGTGTGATTTAATTCAAGCAATGCCAGGAGCACAAAACTGCGGATTGCTTCTTCACTACAGGCCGAGGTAATAATGAGTACATTCATCCCCACACCGAGAGTTGATTCAAATGTAAACTCTTATTCTAGTGCAAACAACGTAACAGTATATACGGTTCCAGCAAACTGTTATGCTGAGTTGACTATCATAATCCCAAACAGCGTATCATCTTTGGTTTACATTAACTATCCATCTGGTCCGGTATTTCAAGGATCTGCGACTCAGTCGACGAGGTTAAATATAACTCTTGGTCCAGGTGGTAGTATAAGACAACAGACAACGCCTGGTTACTTTGTATCTGTAATTGGCGTTCAATTTAGGAATGGGTAGTTATGGGATATTCAAGCGCACCATATTGCAATGCAAACATATCAAACTCAACAAGCTCAGACTATTCTGTCATATACACATGCCCCGCAAACAGCTATGCAAAGGTGTATCTTTCGACAACATCAGTTTCTAAATCAATAAGCTTTAATGGGGCCATTGGTCCTCAAGAATCTATTGAATCATCAAAAGGTTTGTATGGGCCTTATTTTGTTGGTCCAGGAGCAGTTGTTGAGGTTCTTGGCAGTGGCGGAGGAGGAACTGTTTACATTTTTGGAGCTCAGTTTGTGAACGGGGCATAATGAAGCACGAGAATAATGGGCACTGCGCAAAGTGCCTTGAAATCATAAACAAGTACCCAGGGTTCAACCAGAACCTGGCGAATTGGTTTTACTCATTTCAGATGAAGCATCCCGAGGCTCACGTTAGCTGCGCAGGGCGTGGATACAATGAGCAGTATGATGCCTTCATGCGTGGAACAAGCAGAGCTAAGTATGGGCAATCGGCTCACAACTGGAATCTCGGAATTGACCTGTTCGTAATCCAGAAGAACGACTCAAACATCTACCCATTGGATTGGTTCAAGCATGTGCTGGCACCTGAGGTTCCTCCATGGCTGAACTGGTATGGACGGCCTGGGTCAGCGTTTTACGAGCTTCCGCACATCGAAGTCTCGAACTGGCGCGAGCTTGTAGCGCTTGGGGCGGCCACACTCGTTGAGCCAGTTCCTGCAGATAAGCTTCCAAGCTTAAAAAAGGCCTAAAGTATTCTCGCCGCGCACCGATAAATAGTTACATTCTTAAGGACACGGTGGAGAACCTTCCAGCTTGCCGCCCTCATGGGTACGAATGACCAGCCCATGGGGGCTTTTTCGTTTGACCTGCACTCGATTTTACTTTTTACTTTTATCATACCAGGGGGACACTATGGCTCAGTTTATCACGACAACGATTGGGAATGGTCAGGCTGTATATGATGGCGAGATGCTTTTAAAGAGCGTATTGCTAACTCCTGCAGCGGCAACGGCTACGGCCAAGATTTACGCCAATGGCGTTGAGATGATACGTCTTCAGGCTTCTGCCAGCGGCTCAAGCGTGAGTTACTTCGGTGGTGGACAGGCCTCAAATGACTTCGCAGCGGAGCATATCATTGGCCCAGTGACGGTTGACCTTGCCGGTGCTGGCGCATTCTTGAAGATCACTTTCTAATATGTGGAAGAAATACCTATCGCGTAAGCTTGGGTTTAGCGCTTTCTCTGTGGTTGGCGTTCTGTTTTCAGTTAGTCAAGCTTCGCACAGCGGGCTGCCAAACGAAGTGCTTGTCGTGGCCCTGCCTGTTGCGATTTTGTGCATTACCATCATCTGTGTGAGTTATGTCACTGGACAGGCGAAGATCGATGTCCATGCAAGCTATGGGACGAAAGAATGAGCGCGGGAGCAATATTCTTAGCTGTATGCGCAGCGGTTTATGCATTCATCGTTCGATTGATTTACAAGGATGACAAGCTTCAGCGGGAGCTTGCTGCGGCGAAGGTTCAGGCCGAGAAGGAAAAGATTCATGCGGAAACAAAGTCTATGTCTAATGATGAGCTTATTGATTCTATCAACCGCGAGCTTAGCCGGAACGATCAAAAATAATCAGTATTGCTTTTCCAGGCCCGAGGCTGAGAAGTTCTATTCATGCTTAAAAGAGAAGCGGTCACTTGAGGAACAGGTCGAGATTCTGTCACTGACCCCTATGCCAGAAGAGAAGACGTTCTTTGATACGGATTACGGCAAGGCGGCGCTGATCGCCATTGGTTTTATCACTGGCTATGCTCTTCGCTCCTCAACGCATTAGTCTCGCGCTCGGCCTCAGCTTCGTAGTGTATCTCAAGACCGATGTATATAATTGCACACCAACTAAGCAGAAAGAGTGAGCCCATTATCATATCCATGATAAACCTCCAAACAATGCCTAAAGTCTACGCATATAGGGTATAGGTATCAAGCTGAAATTTTGCGCACTTCTGTTTGCTTCTGCATCTGGTGCAGATGCGTGTTGGGTTTGACGGGTTTGGCGTGAAGAGTTTTTCACATCTTACGCACTTTGTTTTTCGGCATTGCTCGCAGAGATCGGATCTTGTGAACTCCCCGATTGCTCTACCGCATCCCTTGCAAGATAGTTTTCGCACGATCCCCCCTCGAAAATGTCTAAGCCCCTCCTTGGCGATAGCTCCCTTTTGCTTCCGCACAAGAACACAATCATTGTGGTCTTGAATTTATTAACCGCTGCTATCTTCGGGCTTCCGCACACTGGGCACTTGAGGATCTCTTTCATATAGATGATTATCGTCAACATGCACGGCTTCGGCATCAATTATCGCTTGCATCTGGTCCTTAGTTTGTTGGTCGATTAGTGTGCCAAGGCTTGTGGCCCATTCACGTTGGCGCTTCGCTGTCGTTTCAAGTTGTTCAGCTAACTCAGAAAGTGATTTCATTTGTCATTCCTCAACTTCCAAAAGATCCAGTAAAGAAGTGCGATGTAGAACAGAACCGCGAAGATTCCCAGGTAATCAGATTTTGACATAGCCAATCTCTTTCTTTATTTGGTCCACCGCCTTCATCTGCGCATCTAGAGCGAGTTTGAAGTTAAGCCCAGTGTGTGGCATTGGGCTCTGTGTGTAGAATGCGGCGAGCGTTCGTTCCATTGTTTTGATAGCTCCGTTTAGAAGGAAGAGGAGCTGTCTCTCTGTTTCGGTCATCTCGTCATGGGTTTTCATACACGTAAAACCCAAATTTTGGTTTTTCTTGAATTCGTTTAATTCCGGCGTCTTTGGTGTAGACATCCAGAAGTCTGTCACGAGCAACCGACACTGCAGTCCGCGATATGTCACAGCCTACCCATTTGCGATCAAGCTTTTCGGCTACGGCAACAGTTGTGCCGCCGCCAGAAAAGAAGTCGGCGACTACATCGCCCGGATCTGAGGCCATTTTTACGATTCGTTCAACCAACTGTTCGGGTTTTTGTGTCGGATAACCGATTCGCTCGCTTGAAATGTGATGAAGGCGCTGGATATCTACCCAATAATCTTCTGGAATCTTTCCATCGTTTTTGCAGTAATAAATCTTGCCGTCCTTCTTAGTATACTTGCGTCCGTTCTGATCGGTATAGTAGCGAGCCGTCGACCTAGGCTCGACCAGAATCTCCTTGTAATTAAATTTGTAATTCGGCGATTTTGCATAATGTAGTATCGTGTCGTGCTTCTTTGGAAGCGTCTTTTTTGTGTTATTACTTCCTGAGTAACACCAGGCAATGTCATCAACCAAATTTTCGTAGCCAAAAATCTTATCCAACTCCACCTTAACATAGTGGCAAGCATGCCAATCGAGATGAACAAAGATGGACCCATCAGATTTTAGCAACCTCTTCATTTCCCAAAGGCGAGCGTTTAGCCAAGCCAGATATGTCGGCATTCCACCATCCCAAATGTCTTTGAATGATCGAACTTCGTCATCATCTCCAAATATGCAATTGTAGTTTCTACCAGAGAAAAATGGTGGATCGATATAGATCAGATCAATGCTTTCGCCAGGTAGCGCCCTCATCACAGATAAATTATCACCACAGATTAGCTTATTCTCAATTTTCTTAACAGATCCGTCCCAGTCAATTGTTTCTGTTGTTAAGAGCGGCAGCTCCTTGGTCTTTTCTTTTTCCATATTTAACTCAATTGTTTAATTTCTCTGTGTCAGTCATCTCGTCATGTGTTTTCATTACATGTCCAAATACCTATTTTCGCAATTTAAAAATACTCATACACGGAAAAACCAAATTTTGGTTTTTCTTGAATTCGTTTAATTCCGGCGTCTTTTGTGTAGACACCCTGTATTCTATCTCTCGCTACAGAGACTGCAATTCTAGAAATATCACATCCTATCCATTTTCGACCCAACTTCTCGGCAACGCAAGCAGTGGTTCCACCCCCAGAGAAGAAATCCGCTACAATACCATTCTCAGGACAGGCTGATAGAATCAGTCTCCGAAGAAGCTCCTCTGGCTTTTGAGTAGGATATCCGATTCTCTCAGCTGATTGAGATTGGATAGAGTTTACGTCTGTCCACCAATCTTCGGGAGTCTTGGGGTCGTCCAAATAATAGCGATAATACTTACCACTCTTTGCTAACTTGTCTTGATATCGACGACCACCTTCGTCTACACCTATTTTCCCGCCAAACGACTTAGTTCCAGTATCGCGCTTTAACCCGACTGCCTTACCGTCAAAGAAATATTCATCAGTTTTTCCATAAAACAAAATAACGTCATGCTTTCTCGCAAATGTTCGTTTACCTTTTCCTCCGATGTTATAGCACCAAATGATCTCATTTATAAAATTGTCGTAACCAAATATTTTGTCCATTTCACACTTAACGTAGTGTGATGCATGCCAATCAAGGTGCACAAATACAGATCCGGTGGGTTTTAAAAGTCTTTTCATTTCCCAAAGACGAGCATTCAGCCACGCTAAATATGTCGGCATTCCACCATCCCAAATGTCTTTGAATGATCGAACTTCGTCATCATCTCCAAATATGCAATTGTAGTTTCTACCAGAGAAAAATGGTGGATCGATATAGATCAGATCAATGCTTTCGCCAGGTAGCGCCCTCATCACAGATAAATTATCACCACAGATTAGCTTATTCTCAATTTTCTTAACAGATCCGTCCCAGTCAATTGTTTCTGTTGTTAAGAGCGGCAGCTCCTTGGTCTTTTCTTTTTCCATATTTAACTCAATTGTTTAATTTCTCTGTGTCAGTCATCTCGTCATGTGTTTTCATTTATTTGTAATCTCATAGCTCTGATTCATTTACAGGACATTTTTGAACAATAGCTGAATTGGCAGACATCATGACAAAACTTAATTGTGTTAATGACGTAGCCTTCTCCCTTGATTCAGGACAAAGTTGCTCGATCAAAAACGCTAGCTCCCTAACTTTTCGTCTAATGTTTGCCATATCTTTGATAGTCTTCTCGTCAGGTATATGGTTTGTAAACCTTGATACTACTTCGTCATATTTTTGCTTGCTAATTCCTAATTCCATTTTTTCCTCCTAGGATATTCCTTTTAGCTTAAGTTTTATGTCCGCAATTCTATTTGATTCTTTTGATATATTGGAAAACATCTCACAGGCTTGTTCTTCTGGTAATTCTCCTGCAATGTCGGTTATGAGTTTGAATGACTCAATAAATCCAACACAAAAAGCAGTTTGTAATTCTTGATATTGTTCCGCAGAATAGGTCTTTCCAACAAGACTAATGCCTGCGTATATCTTCCACATGTTTTCAATTGAAATGTTCTTTGGATCAATTAAATCAGTGTAAGATATTTTCGCTATTTTCATTTTAAAATCATTCATACTTCCTTATCCTCCAGTTTAGGCCAAACCTTATCGGCATACATTTTCAAGTTGTGCGTAAAGGCCATCGCCTATGTATGTTGGTTTGGTCATTAGCAATATAGCAATACTTGTCTAAGTAAACACCCTGATCATCTGAAACAACATCAAGCTGTGCGTTTATAAAGTCCGCTATGTTTTTAGCGTCCTCTTTGTGTAAATTTAACTTTTCGTGCGCATAGGTCCAATGAACATATCGACTAAAAGTGTAACATCCTTTGTTTTCAATTCCGAACACAATGCCAGTCTTATCTGGTATGTTAAAAATAGATATTCTGTATTGTGATCCATTTCCAAGAGAAACATCTCCGTAAAATGGCAAGTCTACTTTGTCCCATCTCTTTTCTTTTCTTTCAGAATCTTTGTATGCTCTTTGTGATCCGTATTCATCTTTCATTTCATAACCTCCGGTATTTGATAAAGTTTATCACCAGCCGTCGCCGTAGCCGTTGCCGTCGCCGTAGCCGTTGCCGTCGCCGTCGCCGTCGCCGTAGCCGTTGCCGTTGCCGTAGCCGTAGCCGTCGCCGTCGCCGTAGCCGTAGCCGTTGCCGTCGCCGTCGCCGTCGCCGTCGCCGTCGCCGTCGCCGTTGCCGTAGCCGTTGCCGTCGCCGTAGCCGTCGCCGTAGCCGTGATTCAATCCAACAGATTGAGAGTCTTCAAAGTTTATAGTTTTTTTAACCATATTTCCTCGTTGACTGAAATGGACATTACGACTGTTAGATAATCAAACTCAACAAGACCATTGCATGGATCAAGTTTTGTAGAGACTGTCGGACCAAATAAGGCTAGTTCTCCAAGCCCTTTTGTTGTTCCCCAGTTTCTTATTACTGAGGCATTATGAACCTTACAGTCTGAACCATTACGTTCAAATTTTCCTACTATTACCCATCCCCTCTGAAGAACAACAATTTTCAATTCACCTGAAAATTCAGTCTTCATGTCTTGATCTGAATAATATATTTTTCCGTTTACTGTTATCGTTTCCATTTATTTCCCTTCGTTATTTGGTATCGGATAGAGTTTTACTACACTATTCATCAACGAATACCTCCAAATGTCCTAAAGCCTTTTACGCTGCATAACTTTAAATGATCTTCCATTGGCTCTATTAGTATGTATCCGCTTGGCATCTCAATAATTATAAAATCATCTTTTGTTCTATTTGGCTCAACTGGTGGACACTGAATGCTGTTGCTTTTTAATCTTCTTGCCTTTTTTATCTCGAACGAAAAGGCTCGTCTCCCCTTAACAGCAACAAGGTCTGGTCCACTATTGTTTTTAGGAGTTTTATGAACTATTCTAAATCCCATTTTACTAAGGATTTCATTTATGTTCATTTTATTTCCCTTCGTTGTTTGTTAACTCACATATCATCGTTGTCCGCTAGCACATATCCCACAAGCATAAGTGTTGCTATGAGCACGACTGCCAGTGGTAAGAGCAGTAGGCCCGCGAGTCTGATAATATCTCTCATGGTTCACCAATATACTAAAAATCGTCTTTGTTTTTCAGTCACGAAGCCCCCTAGAATGGTATTTGTAAATCTTCTTTCGGTTCATAGCTTTTTAGGAAAGCCTCCGCGTGTTCAACAAAATCCAGCCCCTCTGGACTCATCGGCTTCCCGCTTCCCTCAGTCTCTTTCTTGATCCAAGCAAGGTATCCCTTCACCTCTTCGTATCCCATCTGTTCAAGCGTTTTGCCGTAGTGCTTGCGTCCGAACTTCACATAGTAACTACCAACATCGCTAACGCTTCGCGCCTCGCCAGTTGCCACATTTTTAATCTCTCGCGTTTTAACGGGCTTTACAGAGGTCGAAGTGTTTTGTGTATCCTTTGGCGAGTCTGATGGCGATCGCCAAGCCGCGCTCCGCTCAGGTGGAAAGGCTGGGCTATCAACGATTCGGTCGCCCTCGTAAATCTCTGGAGCGAACTGTGTACCATATCCAATCATTGCCAAGGCGCGCCCAATTGCAGAGGTCTCAGCTTTTTCTAACGCATCAGCGAAATGGGCATAGTGCTCAACCTTGTGTGCGACGGCGCGAAGCTTGCCTTCTGAGTCGAAGATCCTTGCCTGGGCTAGAACGAGCTTGTCGGTCTTCTCAGGGAAGGTTACTTCGAAAACCCAATCAGGGTGCTCCTCGCGGAACCAAACAACTCGTTGCGGGACTTGCATGTAGGGTTTTCCTCGAAGATCGAGGAGGGGCAACTCAGTTCCTTTTGGTGTTTTAAACATCTGGTTTTTAACCACAGATTACCTCCGGTAAATTACTTCTAATGCTTTGATGAATTCCTGGATTGATTCTTTTGGCGTTAGTTTTCCATTGGCCACCTGGTATTTTAAGAACTCCGCCATCTCTCTTGCGGCTCTGCCTTGTGGGGTATTATCTGCGGCCTCCGCATAAGCCCGCTCACGCATGAGTTCTGTTTCTGTAAGTGTTACTGGTGGATCGCTAATGTCCCGCACGACACGTCTCCTAGAAAAAGATCCCCAACCGAGAGCATTAGTGTGCAGCCAATGGGATCTCTCGGAAGGGGCCAATTCAGTTTAAAATTAATATTTCGCTTATTTGACTGCACAAACACCTTATACCAAACAAAGGTCCAGAAAGCCAACACTTATTTACAATCGCTGAGCGGAGCGCCATACTGAATGCAGCCATTCCTAAGGGCTGTTCATGTGTTTCTTCGTTGTTCCCCTACTTAGACTTGCTGCCTAGGTAGGGGTTTTTCAAAACAAGAGATCGTCTCAAGACTGCAGCTTCTCTTCCACAGGCTTCGCGTCGCGCTCAATCCTTCGCACAAGCAAGGCTCCGTAGATCGATGGCAGCTCATCAAGCTTGAACCCGAAGTGTGGCCCAATCATTGGGTTCGACATCATAACCTTCTGTGGGGTTTTCTTTACGAAAGAGCTTGTTTCAATCAACTCCTCGTAAGCCTCCCGCAATCCCTGCTCAACAAAGCAATAGCTCACTTGCTCAAAACCATCTTTCGTCACATAGGTGTAGGGAATTCTCGGGTGATTCCTCGCCGCAAGATACTCAGAGATGATCTGCATAGAGATGCCGAAGAAGTACTTAGCCCTGATCTTTGGTAGCGTAATCGTTCCATGTGGAACTGGATCCTGACCGCTTCTGTGCGTGAGCAAGTTATCCACAGTCCTGGCCACACTATCGACTTTCGTATCAAGCAACTCAGTCTTCTCTGTCACTTGAAGAACCTGGGTCGATATAGCTTTATTGGCAGCCTCAAGCCTTCTCATGTGTCTTAGGTGGTTTTCAAGTATGTCCAACGGACTCAGCTCTTCCTTTGGCTCAATCGAATAGCTACCAGTCTTTCTGATTGATGGAAGGACCTCAGATGTTACCCATTCTTGGAATACATCTGACTCTTTTTTGCGACTTGCGAAGATTAACTTGTAAAGTCCAGACTCTGAGACGGTAGTGAATGTCTGAGTTCCTCCAGGGGTGCTAAGCTTGCTTATCCCCCTATGCTGTTCCTTAACCTTTTTTAAAGCTGATCCCTGATGTTTGATTTCAAGAATCCTCATAACATCTTGCGCCACAAACCATGGGTTACCTTGGTCATCCGTTGTTATTCGAATCTGATTCGATTCAAACTGTTTCAATACTAACTAGTTCATGTTTATTCTCCTTCGTTTGGTTGGTTGGCCTTGCTTACTCTCAGAATAGCTTTAGGTTTAAACGGTTTAGGTTTGACTTGGTTGTTCATTTTCTTTGCTTTGTGCATCCTAAGATCAAAATATGATCTCTGAACAATTGTTGGGCTAATGTATCTTTGTTTCATATATTGTCTCCATAATCTATCCGCACCAACAACTAAGAGTTCTCATTTTTTGAGTAAACGACTCAATAGACCAAGCCTTTATTTGGATGTAAAAAAAACCGTGTTTAATCGCCCATGCACGTTTAGCCTTATCCTTAACTCGTCTATGCTTTTTTAAATGCGTTGGATCCTGAATCTCTATGACATATTTTAGCTCATGGTTTGCTACATCAAAAATCCATGGACCAATAACAGCATTTTGTTTGTCTGATTTAAGATCAAAACCTGATTTACGATATAGATTCCAAAACCATTGCTCTGACCTAGGAAGATTTGAATTTAACTTATTGGCCAGATCAATAAGAGTTTGTTTATCACGCTTTCGTTTCATATATCAGCAATTCCCCGTCTTCTTTCAAAGAACCCCCTACCCCCTATTGATAGAAAGCTCTTTGAAGTTAATTACAATTCCCCGCTACCGATTCCCCTGGTAGCTAGTTCATTCAAGTTGAGCTATCGCTTTTCTTCACTCAATTCAGAGTCAGGTGTTGCGCAGACGCTCAACAGCCAAGCTGGGATTCGATATACCCAGCCCCCCCCACCTTGCCACAACTCACGACATCTCTCGATGCGCTGTACAGGTGCAACTCTTTCGAGTCCCTGGTTTCACTCTGATTCAACTATCAGAATGGATATGTGGGATCTTGGCTACCCGCTAACCTAAACGGTTAGATTGCTTTTTTGATTAAACGTAAGATTCTTATTGATCTTAGGGTGAACCCCAGTCATATTGTTTCTACGTTTAATCATTTTTTAGCAATATGATTAAAGGGCTTGGTGGGATAACTATCAAGCCTTTTTTTTTGCATTAAGCAGCAAGCCAATACAAAAAGAAATGGCTAAGAGCGCCAAAGCGGTGCGCTATGCAAAGACTTAAAAGGTTACTTTAACTATTCAAACGTGAGCAGGTTGCTGTGAGATCAATCCGTCAAGCCGCTGTATAACCACCCTGTAGACCCGTGGCTGGCCATCTACCATCGTGGTGATGTCAGCAACAGCCCGCTCAGAATCGCCCCAGCCAATGGCTTGTAGCTCTTCCTCGTCAAGATCAGCATCCAGGCGCAGCTTCGATGTCAGAGACCTGATTATTTCTTTGGCATTCATTGGGCACCTCCATTAAATCCAATATATTAGATTTAAGAGCGGTGCGCAACGTGTTATTTCAAACTGGACCGCAAGATAGTTGACTTTTTGTGTTTAAGTATAGCGCTCCATATAACCCTAGTTCTTTGTCTGACTAAAGCATCTATCATATCTTTTTCAGTTAACATAAGAGATTTTTGCAAAACTCGCGCATGTTTTAGTCCTACAACAGAAGCGCCGCCCTCCATGGCTGAAACAAAGCTTGCAGTGCATCCCATCTCTTTAGCTAGGCGTGACTGGGACATACCAAGAGACAATCTTCGTAGTTTAATAAAATTACCAATATGATCTTCTTTGTTTGTAATTTTCTGAACTGATTGCATTTTTCGTTGAGGGTTCTTGTAAGAATGAACAATGTTTTGTGATCGCGTAACCCATTCTAAATTACAAGCCCTGTTGTCTGACCTGATTCCGTTTTTATGATTGATTTCTAATCCTTCTCTGTATCCTTCGACAAAAAGAAGTCCTATTACTCGGTGAGCTGGCATGCGAATCATTTCACCAGAGGGGTTACGATGAGATAGAATGTGGTACCTATCTTTTCTTGCCTTTAAGAAGCAATAATAAAAACTTCCATCAGGAAGAACTTTCCATATCTTGCCGTTAGATGAAGCAAAAACACCAGGACACCAAGGCAATTCTTTAATTAGGTCACTTTCCATAAAGCCCCTATATATTTTTAAATTAAAACAACGTGGTTGTTATTTAGGCATATCATAAAATAGTCAATAGTATTAAGTGTCCCATAATGGGATTCTTTACACTCCAGGCTTTAGCTGTCTTGCCCTTTGTGTTCTAACCATAGATCCAACCCCGCACATCAAATGGCTTCCCCACAGTGCGGGCATAGCTTCGGTTGCTTGTCAGAAGCAACAGACTCTGATGGACCAAAGCCCTTATCTGATACGTCGAGAACAAAGTTCTCAATTCCAAGCATATCAATATCAAACGATGGATCAAGATCAGCAAGGTCCGCATTGATGCCAGCCATGTCTAGTTCAGCCCAAAGCGCAGAAGCATTATCGCTTACTGTGAAAGCATGAAACTGATCGTCTGATTCAAATCGCTGATACACTACGGGGAAGGTTTTCATCCCAGCAAGTATTGCACTAAGCTTTCGTCCGTGCCCCGCGCCTATCCAGCCACGATCTGGATCTACAATTATCGGATGTCTTACGCCTTGATATTTGTACAGCTTCGCAAGGCGCTCAATCTGTGGTTGTGGATGATGATTTCGGTTCTTCGGATAGTTAACAAGACTCCCAAGATCAACAAGCTCATCATACTTACAATGCACTTTGATTCCATCTACTTCAATCATTGACTTGCCCCCGTCGTTTTAACATGA